CCGCGAGCCACGTTCGCGGAAGAAGCGATCATACTCAGCAAATTGTTGCTGTTCGCTGTCGCGATAACGCCCAAATCCTGGGCCGACCCGGCATCAGTAGCAATCGGAGCACTTACACCAAGAGGCAAATCTACCGCATCGCCTTTCTGGGGCCAGGGCAAACAGCTCGTGAAATAGTCGTGACGCTTACCGCGTTTCAACAACGAGTAATTGGTACCGGCGTCCGGGCCGTTATCAGTGAGTACCGCTTCACTGTCTTGCAGGTTTTGATCTCTAAACCACTCGTTCCAGATAAGGTTCATTGCCCTAAATGGCAGAGCACTAAATTCAATCGTAGAACCTACCAGAGGGAGACCCATGTAATCCCAAACCGTGTTCGTTGCAGAAACGAACTGGCTAATTTGTGGGATGGTGAAATCAATGGAGTCCGCCGGGTTATCCTGCGCGCCACAGAACTTTTCCCAATTATCCCAAACGAGCCTGTACGGCACGAAGAAAAAGAAGGTCTCGAAATAGAGATTGTCCATGATGGGATGGAGGGGCGTCGCCAGTCTGGCGAAGAAATTACAATTGACGTTAAACGTATCTCCAGGAATAACGTCATCAACCAAAATGGGAATCAAATAGTCCGCATCCATAGCTGTTTTAAGACCATGAGAGCGGTTAAACGATGACCGCGGGATGTCCGCCCGCGGCACCTGGGAAAATGAGTGCTCCATAACAGAACGCATTAGGCCGAGCCTCCAATCACGTTATCAAACTCTTTTAGGGAACCCTTTTGAACGTTCCGCGACGACGAAACCACTTCAAGAGCAGTAGCAAGAATTTCCACATCCTCGGGGATGAGCTTTCCTTTCGAATCATCGTAAACACCAATACGGGCCAGTGAATAATCTTCCGGGTGACGTCCTACGTCGTGTTCCGCGTCCGTCGAGATATCCGTGAACGCGCGCAAAGCCTGTCCATCGCTCTGCATGAAAAAGGGGCGCATGTAAGTAGAAGCAGCAGAGTCGAAAATTGTATATACGTTCATTTTCATAATATCACCTTATATGGTCTAGACCGCTCAATTGCGGTATATGCGTATAATGTATATTGAGGTTATTTAACAATAGCTTACACAAAAAGGGGAGTCTGTTTATCGTCGTTTTTTTCTGCGGTTCGAATCCTTAGATACGCTTTTACCAGATTATCGGCAGCTATCAATTGCCTATGCGTCCAGCTACTACCGTGATCAATATTCGAATCCATAAACACCTGGCAAAAGGTTTCCGCTTCTATTCTAAAGTTCTCAGCATTAGTCATTACACTGTCCTCTTTAACATGCCCACCTGGGCTTTTTTTACTTTGTACTTGTCCATCAATCTTTCGGGTGAGTATTCCTCCTTATTGTCTAATCTGAATTTCTGACGCTCGGCTTTAATTCGCTCGTGCAATTCCGGGTCTCTTTCCCGGAGTACGTCCTCATAATATCGAGGTACCTTTTTAAATACGCCTTTCGACGGAACCGGGACTTCGTCGGAGGGCCAGAGGTCGTCTTTATACCGTTCATACCATTTCCTTCCTATTCCGCCCTGGCACTTATCGCAATCCGGGTCGATCGTCTTATGTTCCTTACACGGGCGACCTCTTGACATCGTGGTGTATTCTGGTTCCAGTTGAACCTCGCCGAGTATTTCGCCATATGGGCTAATTTGGAGGCGCTTGTAATGATCTTCAGAACGCGCACCATTTACCTTCTTAAGGATGTATCTAGCGCAGTACGCCGCGCTCTCAAACGTGAGATCTCCGACCGTAACGAAGCCCTTTCCCCAGGTATCTTCGAGAATTTTCGAGGTAAAGAGCGGAGAGTCGTCCGCAGCGAATCCGACCGGATCGAGATCCGGAAACTGGAGATTGAAAAGACACGCATGATAGTGCGGACGCTCCAATTGATCGCCATACTCGCCGCAATGGTAATACCTGATTCTCCTATCGGGGAAGCGCTTGCGAAGACGCTTCATGAAGTCCTGAAAGTGCTTCTTGTTTAAACTGCCGTCCCTGGGCAAATGTTCCGGGTCATACGTCAGGGTAATAAAGCAGTTATCGTCGTACAGACTGGATTCGTGGACAATCCGCATAGCCCATGTCCGAGAACGATCAAGGCGGCACCCAAGGCACTGGCCACAAGCCACTTCCATTTCTGGTCCGGCTGATTTGGATCGTTTGAATACAATGCCTCCGGTCTCCTTATCCTGAAAGCCCTTTAGCGGGCTGTAGCACGGCACACGTCACATCCGAATACCGCCGCGCATCGGACGCGGACTTACGTTTTTCCAATGCGTTTTACTGGCCGTAGCCGTGAAGTAGCTTTTCGAGCCTTTCATGCTCATGCTTCGACGTTTCATGGAGTCACCTCGTTGCTCTCGTATACGAACCCGCAAAGGTTCGCGTAATTACGGACCTGACCACTCAAGTCCTGGGGAAGATTGATCAGCTCGACAAAAGAATCTCCCTGGCTGCTGCTGCTACAACGCAGGGAGGTCGCAGAACATCCTGCCAAGCTGAGGGGGACGAGAATAAGTAGAACTGTAAAGAACTTCGACACTGTATTTTTACTCCTTACCGGGCTTTAACGCTGCGCTAATCGCCCGGAGTCGTTAGTTACTCACTGTCGTTCGCGACACTCGGGGGAGGGGAAGGCGATCTAGTCGCCCTAAACCCTCGCCCGGTGTCAGTCCGCCAGTTTACATCAAGTAAAGGAACTGGCGTGCGACAAATTGTCGCTATATGGGCTTGCAGGATGACCTGCGAGGCCCTGAGAAGCCCTGTACGGGCTATTCACCGCTACCCTCTGTAGGGGATGCGGTGGGTTTGGTTTCGCTCGCCTGAGGCTCGCTTGCGGCGGCTGCGCCGCCTGTCTTGCCTAGAACGTCCGGAAGCTGGGTTCCGGGCTTCGCAAGCTGAGGAAGCACCTCGTCGAGCCTATCGATATTGGCAGGGTCGTTAACAAACTTGAAGAACGACGCAGGGTCCTGCTTAAACTCCGCTCGAACCTCGCTAGGCAACTCCGAAAAAATCTGATTACCGCGCTCGAGGCGCTGATAAGCCGTCAAAAGATCGTCTACGTCTGTGAAATCACCGTACTCGCCCTGGTATTTTGCCAGGTGCGAGATAGTCCCGGTGCGTTGTGCTTTCGCCAGGATTTTATTGATATCGGTCTGGTCTTTGAACGCTTGTTTCGTCCGACCATCACCGTATTCGTCACTGTTAAAAACGGGTTTGATACTCACTTAGGTTACTCCTTGAAAAATACGGGATCATCCATCCAGGGCATTTTGACACCAACAGCACCATGCTTACCTTCCGTGTATACCTCAGCATCAGTGCTTTTTTTCCACGCGCCTTTGACCGCGTCGATTATTTCTCGGGCCTCCTGGGTAATTTCTCCAACCGTAAAACGCCACATATTGTCCCAGTCGATTTCGCTCCACCGAGTACTTTTCACCTTTTGAAATATATTCTCCAGGAAGGAACTCGCGTTGTTACTCAGGGACGCCATAGTCGCCAGGGCTTCCGTCTGTTTCTCAGTAAGTTCGTTCATCTTTGCGAGTCTTTCTATGTCCGCTTCGATTTTTGACGATTGCATCGCCGTCGTGGCCATAGACTGTGCGCCTTGAAGCGCCGCCTGGCCAACATTACCTACCTGGGCAAGCGCCCCTGCCGGGGTGGATGCATCGAACTTGCCGGCCAAAATCGGATTTAGCCCGCTCGCTTTAAGATCGGCCATTCGCCTTTGAACGGCTGTATTAGACATTCTCTCTTGAAACGCCATCTGCTCGCGGGCCAACGCAACATTCTGCTTATTGGCCGCGTTCTGGCCTATTCCTCCGATAAGAGAACCACCAAGACCGCTTATCACGGTTGCCATCGGTAATGAGAGACCCATCAGAAATGATCCAAATTGCCAGGAACACCGTAGAGCGGCATCGGCCTTGCACACTTCATATCGAAATAGAAATCAACAATGAAATGCGGTTCGGTGCTGACCGCGATCGCCCTATCTAGCGGCGCTCCGGTATTCGACTCAATAAACGTAGAACCGAGCGTAGGCAACGACGAAAACTCTTCGGACAGATGCCAAGATTCCAACGTGCCAGCCACACCTGGACGGAAAACCGAAGTTAGCCTGGACGGCTTGTAACGATACTCTGCATACCGCTCCTGATAACCAAACACATCGTCATCAGCCGCGGTGTCCTGCATATAAATTTCTTTGTTCAACACGGCTTGTTCGCCAATCTGAGCAAGAACCGGGTAGTAGAAATCGTATCGCGTGCTCTTAGACCAGTAACGCTCCAGTCCCTGGGAATACGTGATATCGCCACGGGCATTAGCGAACCCAAGAATTACACCGTGTTCGGTAAACGACTTGGTGAAACCGTGAGTACCTGATGCAGTACCGTAACCCGCGAGCTGGCCAAGCTTGTCGTCTGCTACAGGGGTGGGCTGGCCTGACGTCTGAGCGACAGGGGTTATGTTTACGCGCGAGCTGCCGCCGCCCAGGAATTCGGGCCTCTGCACCCGAAAATCGGGAACGGTAACGCCGTAATGCGCAAGGATAGTTTCAACATAGCGCGTACCAGATCGAGCATCACGCTCAAGCAGCCTCTGTGTCTGAAACGCTAAACGGAGATCATTAATCGTCGCCGAGGTAGCACCCGTAAGGTCAGCATACAACGCCTGGGATGACGGGACGGTGGAACCATTCGT